AGACGTAAATCTTTTAAAGCTCGTCATGCAAAGAATATTGCAAAAGGTAAATGTTCAGCGGCTTATTGGGCTAATAAAGTAAAGTGGTAATAAAATAAAACTAAAAGCCGTAAGGCTATATAGACTTTTATAAATTAAGGAGTTAAGTATGGCGGTACAAGGAATGCTTGCTAAAGAAATAATGAAGTATGCTGCTGCAACAAGTGCAGGTAAAGCTATTGCTAAGTATGGTAAAAAAGCATATGAAGAAGCTCGTAAACATGTAAAAGATTTAAAAACAAAAAAGAAACCTGAGCAAAAACAAACCGAAAAAGGAACTAAAGGTCAACGCACGTATCGTGAAGGACAACGTAGTGCTGGTGTAACAGGTGCTGGTGTTGGTTATACAGCGGCAAATGTAGATTTAGATTCTGGTAAAGGTTTACCTATTGCTGATATGAGCCAAAGTATTGAAGTAAAGGGCGACGGAGACGGGATTCGTTATTTTCAGAACGGTAAAGAAGTTAGGATGCCAAAGAAATGAAAGTCAATGCACCCAAAGGTTATCACTGGATGAAAAGTGGTAAAAGTTACAAATTGATGAAGGACCCTGCAGGAGGCTACAAGCCACATAAAGGTGCCTCTAAGTCAGCTAACTTTGAAGTTCAAAAAGTTCACAAAAAGTAAGGAGACAGTTATGGGATACGGTAACGCATACGGCAACAAAAAGAAAGTAAAAAAGCCAAAAGGTAAGTAGTTATGCCTAAAGCTAATCAAAGTCGAAAGCGAGTAACCAAAAAAAAGCCAGTTCCTAAGAACAAAGCATTGTATGCTCGTGTTAAAGCAGAGGCTAAGCGTAAGTTTGATGTTTGGCCTAGTGCTTATGCTTCTGGCTGGTTGACTAAAGAGTATCAACGTAGAGGCGGTACTTATGCCTAGAGCAAATCAAAGCCGTCGTCGGGTTACTAAAAAAAAGAAACCTTCTGACGGCTTAACTAAATGGTTTAAGGAAGAGTGGGTTGACGTTAAAACAGGCAAGCCTTGTGGTCGTAGGTCTGCTAAAAATAGCAAGCGTCCTTACCCTTCCTGTCGTCCAAAAGCCGTTGCAGCCAAGATGACCAAAGCTGAAAAACAGTCATCAGCTAGGCGTAAGACAGGACCAAAGCGCATAGCTCACGCAGTTACAGCATCAGGTAAGCGTAGAAATACGACTAGAAATGCTTGACTTTTGTATAAAAGTATGCTATAATAAAACTATAGTTAACAACTTTAGAGAAACTTATGACACCTGAGCTTGAAACTTATTTTACTAACTATAATGAACTCTTCAACCACGAAGGTTTCAAACAACTCATGCAAGAGCTTTCTACTAACGCAACTCAATTAGCAGATATACAGACTGTAAAAAACGAAGAAGACCTCTTCTATCGTAAAGGTCAGGTAGCTGCTTTTGCAACAGTAATTAATCTACAGGCTACTATAGAGGCCGCTAGAGACCAAGCAGAAGCCGAAGAAGAAGGCCCTGTAGATGTTTAAAATTTATGACTTCCGTTGTACTAACGGACATGTCTTTGAAGAAATGGTAGAGTCTGGCGTTACAACCAGTAGGTGCGGTTGTGGTGCTAACGCTACTCGAATGGTATCTGCCCCGTCTTTTCACCTTGAAGGCCACTCTGGGGACTTTCCCGGAAGCCACATGAAATGGGTACGAGAACACGAACAAGCAGGTAGAAAGAAGTCTCCATAATGATAACGATCACGGAGTTTAATTATGTCACGAGCTATGATGCTTGATCCACAACCTGAAGAGGAAAACGTGGACACCATTGAAAACGAAGCCGATGAGATTCAACAAGAACCAGAAGTCGAAGTTGAGCAACCTCAAGTAGAAGAACCTAGCTTACCAGAGAAGTACCAAGGTAAGTCTTTAGAAGAAGTTGTACAAATGCACCAAGAAGCTGAAAAGCTACTAGGTCGTCAGTCTTCTGAAGTAGGTGAGCTTCGTAAGGTAGTCGACGACTATATCTCTAGTCAAACGCCTACCCCAGCACCTCAACAACAAACTGTTGAGCCTGAAGACGATATAGACTATTTTACAGATCCTCAAGCAGCTGTTAATCGTGCTATTGAGAATCATCCTAAGATTAGGGAAGCAGAGCAGTACACTGCACAGTACAAAAAGCAGTCGTCCTTAGCAACGCTTCAGACCAAACACCCAGACATGCAAACAATCCTTAAGGACCCTAAGTTTGCAGAATGGATTAAAGGGTCTAAAATTAGGACTCAGTTGTTTGTACAAGCTGACCAACAATACGACGCAGACGCAGCGGACGAACTCTTCTCACTCTGGAAAGAACGGAAGACAGTAGCCCAACAAACTGCTCAAGTTGAAAAACAGGCACGTAAGCAACAAGTTAGGGCAGCTAATACAGGCAATGCACGAGGTAGTGCAGAAGGATCACGTAAAAAAATATATCGCAGGGCCGACATTATTAAACTTATGAAGAATGACCCTGACCGTTATACAGCGTTGTCTGACGAAATTATGGCAGCTTATGCGGAGGGTCGAGTCAAATAATCTAGGAGATTGACATGGCTACTGCAACGTATCCCGGCGCAGCGGGTAATACTGCGAAGACAGAAGCGGCAACGTTTATCCCAGAAATCTGGAGTGACGAGATTATTGCTGCTTATCAAAAGAACCTGAAGATGGCTCCTCTTGTAAAGAAGATTGCTATGACAGGCAAGAAGGGCGACAAGCTCCACATTCCTAAGCCCACTCGTGGTGATGCAAATGCTAAAGCTGCTGACACTGCAGTTACTATCATTGCAAACACCGAAAGCGAATTGACAGTTGACATCGACCGTCACTTCGAGTACTCACGTCTTATCGAAGACATCGTTGAAGTACAGGCACTTTCTAGCCTCCGTCAGTTCTACACTGAAGACGCTGGTTATGCACTTGCTGTACAAGTTGACAACGACCTTCATGCGGCAGGTACTGGTTTCGGTGATGGTGGTTCTGTTGTGTTTAGCCCAGCGGCTACTGACTATCAGCACACTGGTTGTTTTATGAACGATGTTGATGGCGGCGGTACTATTCAGTATACCGACGACACTATCGTAGCGACTGACGTGTTCACTGATGCTTTCTTCCGTGACATGATCCAGAAGCTTGATGACAACAACGTACCTATGGACGGACGTGCGCTTGTTATTCCACCTTCTGTTCGCAACACCATTATGGGTATTGACCGATACGTGTCTTCTGACTTTGTAGCAGGTCAAGCGGTTAACTCTGGCCTCATTGGTAACCTCTACGGTGTAGACGTTTACGTTTCAGCTAACTGCCGAACTATCGAAGCAGCCGCTGACAACACTGCATCGTCTGTCGACACTCGTGCAGCACTTCTGTTCCACACTGACGCTATCGTCATGGCTGAGCAGCAAGCTGTACGTTCACAGACCCAGTACAAGCAGGAATACCTCTCAACTCTGTACACGGCTGACTGCCTGTACGGTGTTCAGGTATATCGTCCTGAAGCTGGTTTCGTTCTCGCAATCGCAGAGTAACAACTACGGGGGTCAGCAATGGCCCCTTTTCCTTTTCTTTTGTAGGAGCTTTTAATGGCTTTATTTCGTGGCACAGGTGGATCTGGTGATGCTAGTACAGACACTTATGCGTCTGAAGTAGCCTTAGAAGCAACCAGAGCCTCTACAAAAGCAAATGAAGCTGCTGCTTCGGCTACGTCTGCAGCCACTGCTCAGGCTGCTGCTGAAGCTGCTAAGACTGCTGCACAAACTGCACAGACCAACGCAGAGACAGCAGAGACTAATGCTGAGACTGCAGAAACCAATGCAGAGACTGCAGAAAATGCTGCGGTTGCTGCTCAAGGTTCTGCAACTACAGCCAAGACTGCTGCAGAGACAGCTCAGTCAGCAGCAGAAGTAGCTAAAACAGCGGCTGAAACTGCAGAGACTAACGCAGAAACTGCAGAGACAAACGCTGCTGCGTCTGCTACTACTGCTACGACTAAAGCTACTGAAGCAGCCACGTCAGCAACTAGTGCAGCCTCTAGCGCCTCCTCAGCGTCCACCTCAGCGACAAACGCTGCTACTAGTGCTACTGCAGCACAGACTGCACAAACGGCTGCAGAGACTGCTAAGACGGCTGCTGAAGCTGCTAAAGAAGCTATTGATGGTTTGTACCTTGGCACTGCTTCGTCTAACCCTACTGTAGACGGTAACGGCAATGCAGTAACAGTAGGTGACTGGTACTTTAATACCAGTGACAACACAACAAGAATTTACGACGGTAGTAACTGGAATACGATTAACCCTGACCTTGTTGGTGATACTACGCCACAGTTAGGCGGTAACCTTGACCTAAACAGCAGAGACATTACAGGCACTGGTAACGTCAACATCACAGGTAATGTAGTACTTAGTGGCACAGTAGATGGTCGTGACGTAGCCGCAGACGGTACTAAGCTGGACGGTATTGAAGCCAGTGCTACAGCAGACCAGACAGCAGCAGAAATCAGAACGCTTGTAGAGTCAGCTTCAGACTCCAATGTATTTACTGATGCAGACCACACAAAGCTTAACGGTATCGAAGCTAGTGCAGACGTAACCGACACAGCCAATGTTACAGCGGCTGGTGCTTTGATGGACTCTGAGGTAACTAACCTTGCACAGGTCAAAGCTTTTAGCTCTGCTGACTACGCTACTGCAGCACAAGGGGCTTTAGCTGACAGTGCATTACAAAGTGGAGACAACATATCTGTCTTAACTAACAACTCAGGCTATCTAACGGCCAACCAAACAATCACTTTGTCAGGAGCAGTTACAGGCTCAGGGACAACTTCTATTACTACTACACTGTCAACAGTTGACGGGGGAACTTATTAATGACCACGATTAAACTTAAGAATGGTTCTGGCGCACCAGCGGCTAGTGATCTTGTTCAGGGCGAACCCGCATTTGATCTGACCAACAAGCGCCTCTACACAGAAGACTCAGGCGGTACTGTTATTGAAGTAGGTACTAATCCTACAAGTGTTACTACTGGAGACATTACAGCAACTGGCACTGCTAAAGTCAGTACATCTATGATGGTTGGTTCTACTGATGCACCTGCTCGTGACTTAGAAATTAAAACTTCTAACCCGCACATAAGACTTACTGATACTGATGGTGGATACACTGAGATATTTGGTGGTAGCGGCATTACTACTATTAACGCTGATAAGGGGCAAAACGTAGCAAGCTCTGAATTGAAATTAAGCGTTGATGCGACTGACGGTTTGACAATTAACAGTAGCCATAATGTATCTATTCCGAATGGCAATTTAGACGTAACTGGCACAGTGACTGCCGACGGTTTGACTGTTGATGGTGGTAATACGCTAAGGCTAAACGCCGCTTCTACTAATGACTTTTTTACGATTGTTCAAGGTGGTACACAGGCAGTTTTGACTGCTGACTCAGATGCCGCCGCTAATATGCTGTTTAAAACTGCAACAGCAGGCACTGATAAATCTAGAATGCTTATTGCCTCTGGCGGTGACATTAGCTTCTACGAAGACACTGGTACGACTGCGAAGTTCTTCTGGGATGCTTCTGCGGAAAAATTGGGTATAGGTCATACCAGTCCAAGTGCGCCGATTGATGCTATTACAGACAGTACCGCTTATGTAGGCAAATTTACTCAATCGAATACTTCAAACGGTGACGGTGTTTTCATACAGGTAGGTAGTACTGCATCAGCAGATTATGCACTTACAGTCAGATCTGATGCTGGTAATACCTCTGGACTAGCCGTTAAAGCAGATGGCAATGTAGGTATTGGCACTTTTGCTCCATCTTCTTATGACAGTCGTGCAAACAATCTTGTAGTAGGTGATTCTGGTGACGCTGGCATTACTATTTTTAGTGGGGCATCAAACGATGCAAGACTACAATTCGCTCCATCAGGCGACACTGGACTAAACAACG